GTTATGGCCTTAGCTATAGCATGTTTTGGTTGCAAGATGTTCCCGGCAATGACAGAATGGGATAGAGACATTAGTAGGAGATATATGAAACCTGAACTAAGGTTCTACCAACCTTCTCAGTTATGATTATGGGTAAAGTAATTCGTGCTGAGTTTGGCAATGTAATTAATGAGGAAGGCTTTATAGGTGAGGTACAACCAATACTAGAGGACTTGGTTGATGCCGCACACCGCAACCTTGGAACCCATCTTGGCGGCCTTATGGTACACACCTTATGCCTATCAATGTCAAAGATGGTGGAGACATTATCCCAACATATAGATGAAGAAGAAAAGTATATACTTACAATGGATAATGGTGATATTATAGATATTAACCTAGAACCCAAAGACTAGAAGAGTTTTAAATGGCCCAATATGAAGAAGAACAAGGACTGCCGGAAGATGGTGTAGTTCAAGCATTAGAGGTAACGGTAGTTGAAACAGACGTAGATGATTTTGCTAAAGTAATACAAGAAAAATTTGAAGAGGCAAGAGATTACCGTAGAGATCACGAACAACACTGGTTAGAGGCATATGATGCATATAGGGGAAAATATCCATCTAAAATATCAAAAGCGCATGAGTTAGCCAGTGAAAGAGGAATCTTTGTCAACCAGACCCGGCGTAAGGTTAATTCAGCAAAGATCAAGATAAACACATTGCTATTTGAAGACGGTAAGGTACCGTTCAGTATTACCCCCTCCCGCAAACCAAGGTTCTATCCACCAGACATACAGGCACCGCCAGACAGACCTGATCTATTAGAAGACGCAATCCTTGAACGTAGTAAGCAGATGGAGTTCAAGATTAGGGATATCCTAGAGAGAACTAACTACAATGAACAAGTCCAACATGCCATACATGAGCTTTGTCTTTATGGAACAGGTTGTACAAAAGGTATTTCTTTAGAGCATAAGAATTTCCCAGTTTATACAACCGTGACAACCCCTGATAATATGGTGGCGATTGAATCTTTCCTAGAGTCAGAGTTAATGCCAACTTGTAAATTTGTAAGTATATGGAACATATTCCCATCACCAGAAGCATCAAGTGCAGAGGATGCAGACTATGTTATACAAAGATCATTCCTTAGTAAGATACAACTCAAAAAACTTGCTAAGACAGCAGAAGGGTTTATACCGGGTGCACTTGATACAGTTATAAAAGAAGAAGTTGGTCTTGCTCACGGATGGGACGACAGCGAACATCCTAAAAAATTTAATGAGACATCAGCTTCAAGATTAAAGAAATTTGAGGTTTTAGAGTTTTGGGGCCGTTTAGATGGTAAAGACTTAGAGGGACATCTGCCTATTGACTCAGAAGATATTCCAGATTCACTACCTGTTGTAATTACTGTTATAGGAGATAAGGTTGTTAAGATCGCAGAGAATCCATTTGACGACACCCTGCCATTCCATTTTTGTAACTGGCAGAAGAATCCAGAATCAATATGGGGTGACGGTATATACTATGCAATCCGTGATGCACAAGCGATACTAAACTTCTCATATGCAATGATGGTAGAGGGCAAATCCCTATCAGCGGCCCCCCTAACAGTTATAGACCCCAACGCATTTGAACCGGGTACAGATACAGAACAGATATATCCGGGTAAACAGTTCCGTGTAAAACCCGGTGCTTCAGTCCGAGATTCCTTTGCATCAGTACAGATTCCAGATGTAACAAACGGACTCCTTTCAGTAATACAGCAACTTGAGCGTGAAGCAGACCTAGATTCAGGCCAGACCAGCATAGGTTATGGAGACCAATCTCCAGCACAGACTAAGACAGCTACAGGTATGTCTATTCTTAACTCCAATGCTAACAGACAGACGGCAGATGTAGTACGGTCAGTGTCCACAATGATCACTAAAAATATCAGTGCAGTATATCGTTGGTTAATGGTAGACTCAACGGACATGTCAATTAAGGGTGACTATGAAGCCATATCAACTGGATATGAACAGTACGTGGCTAAGGAAGTACATAATACACAGCTTATTAATTTCCTACAGGTTATTGGTCAGATGCCAGAAGTTAAGCAGTACCTAAAGCAGGAGGCATTCACAAGACCATTACTCAGGGCATTTAATATGGAGCCGGATAAGGTTGTAAAGACGGAAGAAGAAGTAACTCAGGAGATGCAGGCGCAACAGCAGGCACAACAGCAACAGATACAACAGCAAGCGCAAGCGCAACAGCAGGCGGCTATGCAACAAGCCCAACAGCAAGCACAATTACAACAACAGCAAATTCAACAACAGACACAGGCTTCTATTGTTATAGAAAAAAATAAAGCCACCTTAGAAGAAAAACAAAATATATCTGAGGATCAGCGGAAGTTGGAAATGCAAGAACGATTAGAATTAATTAAACAAGGTAACGTGGTAGAAGAGCCTCCTAATCTAGCAGGTAAGAGTGTGATTCTACAAGAAGAAGAAATGATGATGGAATCCCGAAGAGCAAGATTAAGAACTGAAGAAGGGAATCAAAGACAACAAGAGATACTACAGGAACAGGTTCAGCGGCAAGAACAAAACCAACCCCAAGAAAATAGAGAAGTACCTCCGCAACAGGGAGGTCAGATGCCTGAAGACCCAACACAAGCAGGGCCAGCACAAGAGAGACTACAGGGAGGCCCATCTGCACAAGATATTCAACAAAGGGAGTTTGCTGAAAATGCCCCGCAATGATGTATTAGCGATGTTAAGTCAATCTCCGGGTTGGCAACTTTACAAAGAAATGATTGAAAAAAGAATACAAGATGCTTATGATATAATAAAATTAAAACAATTAGTTGACCAAGAGTCAGTATCTAGGCATAATGTAAGTATCGGTAAAATACAAGCATGGCAAGAAATGCTTGATATTGCTGAACCAAAGTAGTATAAACTACTTACCGCCTTTACACCGTAAGGAAAGGGCCAATATTTAACCAATCCGTTTAATCGGGACATTGGAAGGAGTTATATGTCAGAAGAAGAGGTACAAGCAGAAGAGGTTGCAGATATTGAAACCTCTGATGAAGAACTTTGGGAACAGGACGAAGAATCAGAAGAACCAGTAAAATCTGAAGAATCCGAAGAACCCACTGAAGAGGACACCCCTCAAGAAGAGGAATCTGAATCAGAGGAGGAGGAAGATGGTAATGCTGAGGAAGAAACTGACGAGGAGCCTGAAGAACCACAGCATGATTATGAAGCACGTTACAAGGATTTGGAGCGTGAGTTTCATAAAAGGAATGAAGAGTCTGCAAGGATGCGTGACGATCTCAATGAGTTTAGACTCAGGGATGTTGAACGTGAACAGGTATTATCTAATGTACGGCAAGGACTTTCAGAAACGGAAGCACCCCCTGCTGATCCAAGAGATGCCGATAAATTCTTTAATGATGCAGATAAAGAAACAATGGAGGAGTTCTCCGAGTTATCTTCTACGTTTAAGAAGATGATCCAGCATGAGATGGCAAAGCAGGGTACTACCATGCAAGAAGCCACCATACAGGCTCAGCAACGTATTAAGCAGTTAGAAGAACAGAATAAGGAGAGTAATTATCAGCAGTTCCTAAGTTATCATCAGGATTACATGATGAGTAATGTAGGACAGGACTATAGAGAAATAGATAAAGACCCTGATTTTCAGGCGTTTGTTTTATCTAGTCCTGCTATGACAAAGATGATGACTGAGTCAACTGACCCAGTAGATCACGCCTCTGTTATGCAATTATTCCTATCAACCGAAGAAGGAGAAGGTGCGTGGCGACCCCCAGAAGTTGAAAAAGAAGTTACGACAAGTACTAAGCGACAGTCTAAGAGAGCGGCGGCGACCGGGCTTTTAGGTAATTCCGCACCCGTGAAAACTAAAAATTTGGACAATCTGTCCGATGACGAATTATGGGAAGCGATTCCCGAATAATATTAATATAGGAGTTAAATATGGCTGCATATGGCGGAACAACCACTATTAGCGGATCATCGTATGGTGATCTTAGCAAAAATGATGCGTTCACTATTCAGAAGAAGATGTTACCAATTGCAAAGCGATTGTTGACATTTGCGAAATTCGCACAAAAAGAGACTAAGCCTCAGAAACAGGGTTTAGAAATTAGACACCGCAGGTATGAGCGTTTCCCTATTGTGGATACGCCTATTGCTGAGGGTGTAACCCCGGACTTCTCAAGTCTTGAGCATACAACTATGATGCATACTCTAAAGCAGTATGGATCATACGTGAATACCACGGATGTACAGCTTGCGGCGGCGGCAGACCCGGTTTTAAAAATTATCAGCGAGAGACAGGCAACACAAGCTGGAGAGACAATTGACTTCCTCAGCTACAAGGTCTTCCGTGCTGGTACACAAGTTAAGTATGTAGGAGCTTCCGCATCTGCACGTACAGATGTTGATATGACTATAGGCGGCGTAGCCCCTACAGTTAATGATCCTACTGCAGGAACTCAAACACTGGCTTCACTTCAAACGGCTATCCGGGCACTAGAGAATAACGATGCAGGGAAACTTAAATCAAAGTTGAAAGCATCCGTTGGTATCTCCACAGAGCCAATCCGTGAATCATACATTGCAATTTGCCACCCTGACCTTCGTCAGGATATCCAACAACTCCCCGGCTTCGTAGCCGTAGAGAAGTACTCGGATCAAAGCGATGCAATCGAAGGTGAGATTGGTGGCGTAGAAGGTGTACGTTTCATCACTACAACTCAGGCAGTTCCTTTCAAGGATGCAGGTGACACCAATGGTGCAGGCGCAGGCGCAGTATCTACTGGTGGGTCAAACAATGACGTATACCCTGTATTAATCTTTGCAGAGGACGCAATTGGTTGTGCAACTCTAGGTGGAATGGATTCACTCCGCTCTAAGGTTGTTATGCCAAAACCCGGCCCCGGTGATCCACTAGGACAGCGTGGTACGGTAGCATGGGATACTTTCTATTCTTGTATTATCCTTCAAGACTTATGGATGTACAGACTGGAAGTAGCTTGTACTAGACTTTCATAATTAAATAGCCCCTTCTAATGGGAGGGGCTTTACCAATAATTTTAAATTAAGGATAATATGGATTCTTTAAAAACTAAAATTACTAATGTCCCTCAAATGTCTGGCTTTAAGTCAGTCGCTTTGGGTTCTAATACCTCGGCATCAACTCATGCCGCAGTTAGTAATATTCTTATACCTTGGGGAGCAATTGTTATTGACACCCCAATAATTGTTACACAGGCATTTAATGCAGGTACAGCAACATACTTTGACACAGGTACAGTAGGGACATTGGCTCAGGCTGATGCTTCAACAGTCTCTGCTGATCCTAACGGATTCATGGCAGGGGCGGCGGCTACTGCTAGTGGTCAGACTATTGGTAAGTTCCTCAGTTGTCGTGGTGGAACAGAGTCACTTGGTGGAGCACTCTTGGGTACAAAGCCATCTTACACAGTAAGTCAAACCTATTCAACTTCTGGTGAAAAGGTGGTTCCAGTAGTTCTGCAATGGACTATTACTGGTTCAGTCCCTTCAGCCGGATCAATTGTCTGGTGGGTTGAGTACATCTATGATCCAAACATTGTTTGGGAGCAAGCTAGTTTAGCTTAATAGTGTAATTCAGTAGTGGGTGGCGTAGTGTCACCCACATCTTAACAACGGAGATAAGGAGAAAATATGTCCATAGCAGGTGGTTTATTACCAACAGAAAGTTTACCTAATCAAAAAAGACATGACGGTTATGCTCCGGCAGGAGATGGTCGTTTTGTAGTCCTACCTAATGGTATGAAAATGGCGGCAGAGTGGAATAGGGGCGATGCAGTACCTGAAGGCCACGCTGTTATTAATATTGATTATGGCAAGGATAATACTGAAATGGGGCCAGTACCTGTGACACATGGCGATTGGACAATAGTTATACCAAGAGGTTCAGATAGAATTGTACCTCTTCAACATATGAACATACTGAATGATGCTATTACAACCGATTACTTCCAGAAGGATTTGTCACAAGGTCTCACACCAAGAACAAATAGACGATTTAATTTCACAGTCAAAAAATATCCTAAGACAGGACAAAGGGCTGGTGTAGAATTTGATGAAACATCTGAACCAATAACGAAGGAAGATATAGCAGGTGCAATAGAGCGTCATGAGGTGATTGACCTTGACCAAGAATGAATCGAAAGCAAATAAGAGAACGTGTTGAAACCGCATTACAGGATACAGCTAATAGGCATTGGTCAGATGGTGAATTAAATACATACATTGATGATGCTTGTAATGAATTTACACGGCGAGTACGATATCCTCAAGTAGAAGGTTATGCTACTAATGGATCGTCTGGAACTACTATAGGTGAAGCAAGCAAAACAGGAACGCTTACCACAGATAGTAAAACAGCAACCATTACATTTGAGTCTGCACATGGATACGCAGAGGGCGATGCTATTAATGTTGTTGATGGTGCTCCTAGTCAGTACCTTGGGACATTCATTGTTTCTGTTCCATCTACAACTACCATAACCTACAAGATTTCAACTAGCGGTTCTGTAACTGACTCTAGCGTTACAGTATTTAGAGTTGGGCCAACTTTTACAATCCCCAGTACAATTGCAGAGATAGTCTCTATCAGTATAGACGGTAGGGAGCTTAATATCTTTACAGAGTCTGAACTTAATGCCGCCGCATCTACAAACGGTAACAGGCACTTCATGTTAGAATCCTCAATGGGATTTCACCCTAATGCCTTCTCTTCAGCAGTATCCTCTACAGACAATACCCCTAGGTGGCGAGATCAGAACGGCCCGATAGAAGCCGCAGTCTTTAACAACAGGACAGCCACTACATTCAGAATATATCCTCTTCCTAAAGCAACAAATGACCTATATGTAGATAAGGATGCCACTATAAAGGTGTTTAATTCGCTTAAGGTTAGGGGGGTACCAAAGGACAATTCATTAGCATTAGACACAACAACTCCAACTGTGAATGCATACTGGCATGAGAGTATAGTATGGGGTACCTTAGAGAGAGCATACCTAAAGGAGTCTCAGCAACGGAA